AGAAGGATGGTTATTGGAACTATGATAAGTCAGAGTTCGATAAAGTATCTCCTCTCTTAGAAGATGATGATGCACTAGAAGCATTATGGAAGAAGCAGTATTCTCTTGCTGCTGTCACTTCTGCTGATCAATTCAAGTCTTATGATGACTTGAAGAAGCGTCTTAATTATGTTTTAGGACAAAAACCTGCTCGTCGTGTAGATGAGGAAGTGTTTGAAGAGGACAACTCTCGTGGTTCTTTCCAACCTAACTTTGAGACACGTAAGGCAGAGGAAACTGTGACTTCTGCTGTAGCATCTGCTAGTTCAGAGGAGGATGATGCACTATCATACTTCCAGAAGTTAGCGGAAGAATAGCTGAGGGAAATTCGACTTTTTATTCCAAAAAAAGCGGAAAAAAAACTCTGGTATTTTTTTGCCCTATTACTTTTTTCTATTGGAATAATCTAATATTTTCGGCTCTTTTTAAGGTTTCATCGACATACTCGGTGGAACCTTTTTTATATGTCATTAAATCATCTATATCATCCATTACCACACTTAAATATTCTAATTTTAGTATATATATTTCTCTTTTCTTATTTTCTAGATTTTCTTCATATTCATAATTTGTGACTGGTCTGGTAATATTGTTTGCAGTGGTTAATCCCCCAATAAAGTAATCATAGTAAGTTGTTGTAAAATCTTGACTTACTTCTAATCCTGCAGGAACTATAATTGTTTCATTACTATCTTCTACTTCGATAGTTTCATAATGATGAATTCCATTATATATGGTATTATAATCATTATCATACTTATCTAAAAGATATCTATTAAAGTCATCTTGTGATAAAGGCCATTCATTTGGTATATTGATAATATTGTTTGTTAAGAGAACTAACCAATCTAAACTAGAATCTTGATATATTTCTGCAGCAACATTATCTGGTCTATCATTACCTTTGATAGAATATTTGGTAAAGAAAGTTAGATTTTGATAAATATCTTCTCTTAAGAATGCTCTTTTAAAAAGATTTTTTACAGTAATATAGTCTGATATTTTAGCATCAGGTAATCTACTAACATATTCAAAATCTGGAATTTGGTTGAAATAATTTGACATTTTAGAAACCTACTTCTGCTGGTAAACTGCCTGAAGGATCATCACCATAATCATCATTAAATACTGGATTAAGTTCAGAGTATGTCATAGACATTTGATATGCAGTCATTACTCCATCTTCATAAGTTGAATATGTGCCATTTGGTGCATAATTAACACTAAATGATTGTAAAGCACATTCTTTAAACTTATTTAAGTACTTATGTTGTTCTCCTTTAGAGTTGTTATAGGATAATTGGAATGTATGTGGAGATTTCATGAATAGTCTAGATTTTGTCCTAATTGGAGACATTCCTTGTTTAAAGAATCTAAGAATTTTAATAACATCCTTTGCTTCTTTATCATTTCTAGGTGCTAAAGTCCATTGGAAACTAAAGTTTCTGAGATTAGGACCACCAAATAACAATTCCATATTAGGGTTGGCAATCGCACCTGTGGTTCTTGTAAGTATATCTTGACCACCTGCAGCCCATCCTGCTATTACTGCTGCTAATGCATCTTTATCAGTTCCAAACGCTTTAGCCATGCTGGATGCTTGATTTCCTACTGCGTCGGCAAATCCTTCTCCGCCTTCGGTTATTCCAGCAAGAGCAATATTAGCTTTAGCCATATCTATAGGAGTCATTGATTTATCACCCCATTTTACAGATTGAGCATCTTGTATATTACCTGGAATAGGAAGAATAACTGTTCCTATAATTCTTTTATTTGTATCTGATCTATCTTGAAAACCAAATCCCTCTTTATTAAAAGGTCTTGGTTCATATTTAAGCATATTAAACTTAAGAAAGTCTTGTCTTTCTGCTCCTTGCCTTAAGGATTGTGGATAAACATATCTTCCAAAACCATCTTTTCTTGTTCCATCTACTGCTTCTCCTGCTGCAGAATTTACTAGTCCACTACTAGTAGCAGCAAGTTTAGATTGAGTATCTGGATTTACTCCTTTATTTTTATCAATTAATTTCTGAGCCTTTATTTTTGCTTCTTTTATACATTCTTTATCACCATTACAATTGTCTTCATCAGCAATTGTTGCAGCAGTAATTTGATTTGCGTATTTTTTTAAATCTCCATTTTCTGTTATTTTTTTAGCAAATGCTTTATCATCCGCATTTACATTACTAAACCATTTTCCATTATAATCCATTTTACCCGTCTCAGGGTTTAGAGTACCTACTTTTTTATCTGCAAACCCAAAATCTTCATTCCATAGTTCAATCTCTCCAGTTTTTTCGTTAACTAGAGTAAAATATGCTTCACCAGTTTTTGGATCTGTAAATCGGTTGGTTTTATCATCATTACCATACCATCCATTTCGATCCCTATTAAATCCCATTTAAACTACAACTTTTTACTTATTTAGTATGAATTTACCATAAGGTATTGTAAGAAGGTCATCAAGTTCATTATATTGCACAATATAGAGTTGTCCTGCTAGTTCTTCCCATGTATAATTGCGAGATTGTCTCCAATGAAAGTTAAGTCCTTTAAATCCCCATGACTGCAAATCTGTACAAGCAATCAAAGGATGTTGGTCATATGTAATATTAGGTGTTTTTGCATTGTAGACAAAGGTATAGAATTTTCCTACTTCAGGAATAGGAGTCACAGTATCATTTAGTACTTCCATTATTTCCATCATCATTTCTTCTGGATCATTAGTTCTATTATTCAAGTCACTCAAATATTCCCTGACACGATTGTCTTCCTCCATTTCTGCAGCATTTGCAAATGTCATTATTTAATACCTAGTTCTTTTTCAGTTATAATCTTAAATTCAATTTTTCGGTCTTTACACCATTCATCTGCTGCTTTCCATTTTGCTTGATTTACAGCATATGTCTGACATTCGTAGAGATATGATTTAGTCACTCTTTTTCTTTTTATAGGTGCTTTGGTTTGTTTGAGGGGTTTTACCTCTATAACATAAGTTTTTAATTTACCTGTATTCTCTTTAACTTTGATAATAAAATCTGGGAAATATCTACGGACTCTACCATCAGGAGCACGATAAGGTATCCAAAACTCTTCACTTCCCCATTCTGTAATATTTTCATTTTGATCACAATAATTACAAAATCGTCTTTCCCAAGAACTACGGCAAATAATGTTAGTTATATCACCTTTATATTTCTTAGGTTTCTTCGGTTTAAATATACTCTTAATACTTTCTGCCATATCTCTTATACATAATATATAAGGTCAAAAAGTATTTATAAAATGCCACGAATAGCAAAAGTATCTGACATTAAGGCTAATTTATTAAGACCAGCAACCACTTCTCATTTTGAGGTGGATATACCTATTCCTAATGCGCTTCGTGATAAATGGCAAGGTGTTGGTAAGCAGGATAAAATTAATTTAATGTGTTCAGAAACAGTTCTTCCTGGATCTAATTTAGCAACATTTGAGATTGATAATGATAGAACTGGTGTAACAGAGAAACATGTTCATAGAAGAATATTTGATGATAGAATAGATTTAATTTTTTATGTTGATGCTGGATTATATACTCCAATAAGATTTTTTGAAGAATGGACCTCTTATATTGTAAATGGGAGGCAAATTAGTGAAGCTGATCAAGACACTCAATTAATGCAACCTAATTATGATTATAGAATGAGATATCCTGATAGTTATATGGGCGCAGGATTGAAGGTTAGAAAGTTTGAAAAGGATCATGGGAATATATTGGAATATGAATTTGTTAGAGCATTTCCTTTGGCAATAAATTCTATGCCAGTTTCTTATGATACATCTTCATTATTAAAATGTACGGTATCAATGAGTTATATAAGGTATGTTGTTAAAAATTTAGATAAAACTTATGCTTATCCTCCAAGCCAACCTAAAGGGATAAATTCTTCAACTCTAGGTAAAGCATTTACTGCTCCTCAACAAGCAAGATTTAATGCAGCAGGTCTAGCTGGTGGTATAGTTGATGCTGCTGTAGATAGATTGACTGGAAATGATTTTCTTGGAGACGTTGCTGGTGCATTTACTGCAGGATTCTTGGGATCCAGATAAACCCACTAAATAAACATACTGAAGTGTTATAGGACATTATGCCTTTACCAAAAATTGCGACTCCGACCTATGAGTTGGAGTTACCTTCAACAGGTAAATCTGTTAAATATAGACCATTTCTTGTAAAAGAAGAAAAGGTTCTTGTAATTGCTCTAGAAAGTGAAGATAATAAACAAATTACTAATGCTATCAAAGCAGTTCTTAAGAGTTGTATTCTTAGCAAAGGAATTAAAGTAGAAGATCTTCCTACATTTGATATTGAATATTTGTTCCTCAATATTCGTGGTAAGTCTGTTGGAGAAGATATAGATGTTAATATTATTTGTCCTGATGATAATAAGACTCAGGTTCCAGTAACAATTGCCCTAGATGAAATCGAAGTTCAGAAGGATGATAACCATACTAATAAGATTAAAGTGGATGAAAATATTATGATGGAAATGAAGTATCCATCACTTGATCAATTTATTAAAAATAACTTTGATTTTAAAGAAGGTAATCAAATGGAACAGTCATTTGATTTGATTGCATCATGTATTGATAAAATTTATACTGAAGAAGAAGTGTGGGCAGCTGCTGATTGCACTAAGAAGGAAATGAAGGATTTCTTAGAGCAAATGAATTCTACTCAATTTAAAGAGATTGAATCATTTTTTGATACTATGCCTAAATTATCTCATACTTTAAAGATTACTAATCCAAAGACAAAAGTGGAAAGTGAGGTTGTATTGGAGGGTTTAGCGTCTTTTTTCGCATAGCCCTACTGCATATGAGTTTGGAGGATTATTTCAAACTAAATTTTGCTTTGATGCAGTATCATAAATATAGCTTAACAGAGATTGAAAATATGATGCCTTGGGAACGAGACATCTATGTAGGTCTACTTCAAGCACACCTTGAGGAAGAAAAATTAAAGCAACAGCAACAAGCTAATGCCCGTTAAGATCAGTCCATTAAAAATACTTTCCGATCTCGGATATGAGATGGTTGACATCGAGACCGATGAGGATTATCTTAGTGCCTTGAGGGAGGCTATTGTAACTATTGAAGCTGCTACAAAAGGATCAGGGGATAAGAGGTCAGAAGCATTAAGAGAAGAGTTTTTAAGAGTAAGAGAAGAAAGGAAATCTCCTAATAAGAAAGTAAAAATATCTCAGAAAAAGATAAGCACTTCTAAGTTTTTTGACAAAGGGGGAAAAGAATCTCCTGTTGGGACAAAGGGTGGTTCAATAGTAGAGATTAATAATAGTGTTACTTCTATTGTAGAAACTTTAAAAGAAGATCAGAAGCAAGATAAAAAACAACAGGGTTGGTTCCGCAAAATGGTGGAGAGGTTTAAGAGAAGAAAGAAAGAAAATAAATTAGAATTTAGGGTATTTGATGGAATAAAGAAAACTGCATCCAAAGCACTTGAACCACTTAAAAGTGCATGGTCAAAGTTATTAGAATTTTTAGGAAGGGTTTTTCTTGGTAGAGTTTTATTTAAGATTTTGAAATGGATGGGTAATAAACAAAATCAAGGAAAGTTGAAGAGTATTATTAAATTCCTTAAAGATTGGTGGCCTACAATGTTGGCTGCATATTTGTTATTTGGAACTGGATTCACTAAGATGGTGGCTGGTTTAATTAAGGTTGTGGTATGGAGTGTTGGAAGACTTTCAATATTGATTCCTAAATTAACTGCAGCCATTGCTAAATTAGCATCTGGAAAGATACTGAAAGGTCTTAGTGGTCTTCTTGGAGGAAGTGGAAAGGGTAAAGCTTTCACTAAGTTATTCAGTGTGGGAGCTGGTGCATTTTCTGGTGGTGGTTTAGTTAAAGAAATGCATTATTATAATGAAGGTGGAAAAGTTCCTGGATCGGGTAATAAGGATACTGTTCCTGCTATGCTAACTCCTGGTGAGTTTGTCATGTCTAAAGGAGCAGTTCAGAAGTATGGTGTGAATACTATGGAGTCTATGAATGCTGCTGGTGGTGGAACTAACAGACCAACAATGGGTAGATATAAGGTAGGTGGTAAGGTCCAAACTATGAGTGAAGAGTTAGGACATACTAGGGGTACAGTAACTGATCCAAAAGAGAAAAAAGCAGAAGAATCATATATGCTTAAGTATCTTAATGAAGAACGAGCCTTGCAGGGTTTGAAACCTAAAAAGAAATTAACTTATGCTCCAGGTGTGGAACTTACAAAAGCAATGGGTTCAGAATATTATGGTGGTGGAGTAAAAGAAACATCAAATACCTTTACAGATTTTGATAAGGGTATCAAGACTAAATTTGATACAAAAACAAGAGGTGATGAATCCATAATGCGTGGATCAATCGGTCAAACAACAGAAGAAGATAGGGAGAAGTATTTTGCAAAAAACCCTAATGCAAGATTTGCAGAAAACCTCAAGGGGCAGCTTAAACTAGATCTTTTAGGTGCTGATATATCTTCTAGTGCCAAAATGGCTGGTGGTGGTTTAGTTCAGCATTTTAAAACTGGTGGAACAGTATATACACAAGAAGAAGCAAATGCTATGGTGGATTCTTTTGATAATCGACCACTGGCACGAATTCAAAAGTTAGATAATGAGAGAGATGCGATGGACAGAGGACCTGATGGTAAATTATCAAGAAAGGATAGGAAGAGATGGAATGAAATTGGGGACGAAATAGATGCACTCCAGAAACAAATAATAGCAAATCGGAAATCGACTACCACACCTAAAACAGGTGGTGGATGGTTTGGTGGATTATTTGGTGGTGGTAAAAAAAGAAGTGGTGGTAGCAGTGGTATATTAGGACCAATAAGTAGTGATGTTGGTGATATGGTTAACATGGACAAATATGAGGCATCACCTAAACCTAAAGCAGAGGATAGAATTTCTAAAGGAGAACCAATTTATAACAAACGTGGAAGAATTGTTGGTTATAAGGATAATAATAAACCTGATTTAACACCAGTTGCTAAAAATAAAATTAAAGTTATAGATGCTTATAATCAAGAAAAAAATAAAATGGAAGATAAGCCGATGGTGGAAAAATCTACTAAAGAAATACCTAAATTTGATGCATTGGGTGGAAGGTCTGCTCAAAAAATAAAAGTATTGGGGATTAGTGTATAATGGCAGTAGTAGATAAAAATAAACTCTTAGGAAAGGGTGTAAAAGGAGGAGATCTTATGGTCCGTCCTACTACTTCTTTAGTGGGATCTTCTGGTGAAAAAATAACTGAAACTTCTGATGAGAAGGATGTTGTTCATACTATTAGTATAAAATTAGTAAAAGTTGATAAATTCTTAAAAGGAAGTCTTGTTGCTGATAAAGCAGCACAGAAGAAGGAACAAAAACAAAAAGAAGATGAATTAAGAGTAGAACAAGAAGAAGATAAGGAAAAACCTGATGGTGGTGAGGAGGATGAAGAAACTCCTAGACCATTATTACCCAAGATGAGTTTCTTGGATAAGATTAAAGATTTTTTAGGTAAAGTTATTATTGGATGGTTTACCTTTAGATTACTTAAATTTTTACCTAGAGTGATGGGAATTGTTAGGGTAATAGGTAAAATAGCAGATTTTGTTATTTGGTTTGGTGGTAAACTCCTTGATGGATTAATAACTATGGTTCATTGGGGATATAAAGCATTTGAGTGGACTCGTGGAGTAGTAGGGAATATTTTTGGTGACAAAGGTGTTGAGGTTTTTGATAAAATTAGTGGAGTATTGAATACAGTTTTAAATCTTACAATGATGCTTGCTGCAGCAATGATTGCTTTAAGTAATGAGTTTGGAACCAATCTTCTGGATTTTGGTAAGAATTTTACAAGACTTTTTAAGCATGGAATTGGACCAAGAGTATTAAAAAGAGCCTTAATTCAAGTATTTGGAAAGAAGGGTGCTTCTACGCTTATTGGTTGGGGTACTAAAGCATTAGGTATTGCTAAAGCAGCACCTCTGGCAGCAGTTGCTAAAGGTGCTTTAATAGTAACTGCTGCATCAGGAGCAGCATATGCTATTGGAGAAGGTGGTTCTCGTTTAATGAAGTTGAATGATAGGATTACAAATTATGCAAGAGACGCTCATGAAAAGTCTAAGGATTTAAAATGGTGGGATCCTCGTAAGTATTTTTGGGGTGTAGTCGCAGGAGTTTCGGATGTTGCTCATAGGTTAACAGGAGCAATGACTGGTTTCTTTGATATTCTTGGAACACCATTTAGATTGTTAAGTAACTGGGCTAGAGTGCAATTTGCTCCAGAAGATCAAAAGGAAGCAGTGCGAGAAAATATAGCAAAGGAGATGACCGCATTTGATGGAAGAGTTAGAGAACAAATGAGAAGGTTTTATAATATGTTTGATATTGGACAACTTTTTGGTAAGGGATGGATTTCTGATGAGAAGGGTGCTTGGAGTGGTGGAAATAAGGAAGACGGGTTAAAAAATATTTACCAGAATAAAACAATAAATCGAAAAGATGATAGTATTGACATGAGATTTAGAGAGATTCCACATCTCTTTAATCGAAATGAAGAGGTAACAACAGATAAAACTATAAAAGCATCACTAACAAAAATCGAAGTAGATGGAAAGTTAGTTCCTAGAGGACTTTCAGGTCCTATGGAAACTTTTGGTGGTAAAGGTGGTAGTACATATGATGATGGAGCAGTTCCTGTTCCTAAAACTGGACCATCTATAGTTCATAAAGGTAATGCTGAAAACATTATTCCATTAGATGTAAATTCTGTTAAAAATAAAACATCTAATGTTTCTATGCAAGCATCTTATGAAGATCCTGAAGGTGAAACTATTTTTGTTAAAGTAGCAGATAAATCTTCCTTTCCTTTTACAGAAAAGGGTAAAGAATCATTAACACCATCTATTGTGGGTGGTGGAGGAGGAATTGATGAAATGGCTGAGCTTCTTTATAAAGGTGGTTAAATATAATTAGGAGGAATAACTTATGGCAGGACAAGGCAACAAAAATTTAAAAAGAAATTTAGCTAGAAACTCTGAACCAGCTCTTCTTGAGAAAGTAAATATTATTTCTAATGTAAAGAAAAGTACTAGTGTAAGTGTATTGCAAGGAACAGTTCGTGTATTATATTGGGAAAGTATTCTTGGTGATACAGTAAAAGCATCTGTAATTTTTACTGATGCTGGTAATACGATGAAATCAACAAAACAAAGTAAGAGAGGAACAAAACCAACGACAAAGAAAGTAAGTGCTGTTGAAGGTCTACCTATTACTGGAGGAGAACAAGTTGACTTAAAGTTTACTGATAATAATGGTAATACTGTGAATTTTGGTAAGGGTGATAATAATTTGTATATTAATACAATTACTCCAATTCCTACTGCTTCAGAGACAACTAGTAAATCATATGAAATAATTTTAACATCTAAAGAGTTTATTGATAATGAAAAAGCAAGAGTGAGATATTGTTTATCAGGTACAATATCTGACGAAGTTGAAAAGATATTAAAGGATGTTTTAAAATCTGAAAAGACAAAGGAAGCAAATATAGAAGAAACTAAAGATCCTTTACAGTATGTTGGTAATAATAAAAAACCATTTTATGTAATTAATAATTTATCTACAAAGGCAGTATCGGCAAAAGACCAAGAACTAGGTGTTAGTGCTGGATATTTATTTTATGAAACTGCAGATGGATATCATTTCAAATCAATTGATGCATTATTATCAGGTGAAAAAAAGAAATCAATTATCTATAATGAAACACCTGATAGTGAAAAAGGTATTCCAAAGGGATATGATATAAAAGCACTTACATTAGATACTGATAATCGTGTAAATGTTCAACAAAAACTATCTATGGGAGCATATTCCACTCGTAGTATTATAATTGATCCTTTTACCACAGAGTATTCAGTAAAAACAATTAATGCTTTTGATGATGGGTGGGGAGAAAAATTAAAATTGGCTGGAGAACAATTACCAGCACCAAATGATGTTTTTACTAAGGAGGGTGGAGATTCTGAGTTTTCTAGAACTACTTGGCAATTGGCTTCCACAGGACAACTTCATATGGGTGAGAGTGAAGAACAAATTGAAAAGTCAGATAAAGAAAACTTAAAGAAGTCTGAGGTTGTAAATCAGGCTATTATGAGGTATAATCAATTGTTCGCATCCCAAATAACTATCACTATACCTGGAGAGTTTTCCTTACATGCAGGAGAGTGTGTCTATATGGACATTCCTGAAATAAGTGAAAGTGAAAATAAATCCTGTGGTGATGATGTAAATAAGATGGATGGGGGTCTATATATTATAGCAGATCTTTGTCATTACATTACTGCTAAAGAGACCTATACTAAACTGAATTTGATTAGAGATTCTGTTGGTAGAACTGGGAGCCCTACTCAAGGTAATGACAAAGTATCTAAAGTTATGAGCTCTAATTTTTTAACAAACATTAAATAGGAGAAATTATGACAACCAACACACCAAAGCATGATTTAGATCATGAGGTTTATATTGATCCTAAAGATCATAAAGAGCATATTAATCATGGTATGATTGAGTATACTGAGGATGATTTAAAGATGCACAATGATGCCTTCCATGCTCACTCAGAGGATGAAGTTAATAAGAATGATGGTAAGATCAATGACTGGCACACAAGGCACGAGGACAAGCATTTAGAAGTATATTGTGATAATCACCCAGATTCTCTGGAATGTAGAGTATACGACGATTAAGGATGTCAGCAGAAGGAGGAGCATTATTTAATCAACAGTTTTTAGGGCAAGGATTCAATTGGTGGATTGGTCAGGTTGCTGATGACTCTTATTGGAGAGATAATATCAATCCTGGAAAATTTGAGGATAAACAAAGTGTTCCTGGTTGGGGATATCGATATAAAGTAAGGATTTTTGGTCTTCATGATGCAGGTGAAAGTGGAATAGAATCTAAGGATCTTCCTTGGTCTAATATAATGTATCCTGTTACTGCAGGTGCATATCTCCAATCTTCTGGTCAAACTCCTATGATCAGACAGGGTAATATTGTTTTTGGTTTTTTCTTGGACGGACCTGAGCAACAACAACCTGTTATTATGGGAGTTATGGGTAATAATTCTCAGACAGATTTAGCAACAGAAATTGGAACAGATAGAGTTAGTAATACTAAACCTGGAACTTTAGCAACTAGTGGTTTTGCAGAAGGTGCTAAACCACCTAAAGGAAAGTCTGGTTCTACACCTCCTGATAGTGATAAGGTAGTTAATAAACCAAAATCAAAAGAACTTGCAAAAGAACTTGCTCCTAGTTTTACAGGAAAAACAAATAATTTGGGATTGCCTTCAAATAAAGAAATAACACCAAATCAACAGAAAGATATTAATAGTGCAAAGGCAGAAATAGAACTTATTAAAAAAAATAATCCTGAGTTTTCTCAATCACAACAATTACAATTAATTAAAGATAGACTTGCTTCAGGAATGGCAGCAAGAAAGAAAGAAGCAGATTCTCCTAGATCAAAAGCACAAAGAGGAGCAACTATTGAATCAGAATCTCCTCATATTCAGACTGCTGCTACTCTTAAATTGGATGAGATTTGTGATAAGAAAATGGTGATGTTAAAACCAACTAGTATTGTTGAATCTTGTAATAAGGCTATGAATATTGATATGGATAATATGACTCAGGATATTGATAAGGCGATGAATGCATTAGCAAGTTATACTGATCAGGTTTCTATTACTCAGGGTGTAAAAGATTTAAAAAAAGTTATTAAAGATTCTTCTAAACAACAAGCAAAATATATGAAAGTTGTGATGGATAAGGTAAAGCAATATACAGAGAAAAAATTAAATAAAGAGATGACTAAAGCAGTTTCTGCATTACCTGCATCTAAGAGATCTCAGTTTCTTGACTTAAAGGATAATATGACTCAGAATTTGATGGCTAATTTTAATCAAATGTCTGGTGGTATGGGTGGAATGATGGAAGGTATATTAAATGATATGTTAAAGATTGATGGTCCTAATGGAATAATAGAAAAAGCAAAACAAGCTGCTATTGATTCTATATCAAATGGTGGTGAAAAACCAAAAGCAATTCCTAGAGTTCCTGTTTGTTCTTCTGAGGCTGTCATAGCTAGAGCTATACATGCTAATAAAGATCAAATTTCTAAAATGAATCAAAATATAATTGATGGTATGGATGGATTTATAGAGGATATGATGAAAGAATTATCTACTGCAGGGGGAGCAGAAGGAGGTATTACGAGTATGCTTTCTAAATTGGGAGATATTAAAGGAAATATGACATCAGCATTAAATTTTATGGATGGTGCTCAAAATGTTTTCCCTTTTGAGATTCCAGCAAATGAAGCAGTTTCTGATTTCTATACTTTCTGTGGTGGTGGAGCAAGTACAAAACAAACAATGTTACCAAGTTCTTCTGCAATTAAGGAAGCAATTGGGAATATAAAACCAGGTGATATAGTTGGTGATATAAAAACTGCATTTGCTGAACCATTAAAGAATACTCTGAATGTTGATCTTCTACAAGATGTTGCACAACAGGCTGAAGATGTATTGGATATGATAGGATAAATAACTGTTATAGAGAACTAAGATATGTCATTCGATCTTTTTGGTCCAGAAACTAAGTGTGATATAAAGGTTGGATATATTTCAACTGATAGAGGTCTTGTAGAGGGTATTAATCTTTATGAGGCAAATCATTACGCCAAATTGAATCCAGGAACTCAATTCATTTTTAGAAATAGGGATAAGGTACAATATCTTAATATAAATGAAGTTAATAAATTAAAACCAGTAGATATGCTTCCAAGCAAAAATGCTGCGTATGATAAGTGTAGTGGTATTGTTGGATTAAACTTAGAAGGAGACACAACTAAAAGTATTGATGATGCATTTGATCTTGACGAACCTCTGACTGGAGGAACAACTAAAGATGGAGCGAATGATGGAGATAATAGAACAAATGTTAATTTTTATGGTGGTGGTGGAGTAGGAGTTCAAGCATCTCCGATTATAGGTATTGATGGTTCTATTCTTCATGTTCGTGTGATTCATGGAGGTTATGGATATAAGTATCCTCCTATTGTTGATATAAGTGATGATACAGGACAAGGAGCAGGTGTTGTTGCAAAATCTATTATTAAAACAAGAACATCAGATGAAGATGTTTTTATTGAAGAGTATGATGCAGAGGAAGATTATGAGGAATATGATTTAGAAACTTGTTCTCCTGAAATGGTGAGGGAAAATATTGGTTATGGTCAGAGATTTAGTCCAGATGGTAAGGATTTGGGTAAGTGGGATCCTTCTTCTTATTTAAATGCTGGTATTGGAACTTTTAAAAATGATCCTATTCGTTATGAAATAGAAAGATATCAAAAGTTCCTTGCAGAATTAAAAGATGGAACACGTATTGATGGTAATAGGATTAAGGGTTGGTGGACAACAAGACAAAAACCACCATTAAGAGTAACTTCTGCTGATAAAGTTACAAGAGATGTTTATGATGTATTTCATTGGGCATGGGGTTCAAAACCAGGAAAAAATGATGCAATTGATAATCTTTATATAAAATTATTCGGAAGAAATGGTGATAAAAGAGGTCTAGAGTATTGGAAGGATTTGCGATCTAAGGGTCAGAGTCTTGCTCAAATTGAGAAGGGGATGAAGACATTTCCTGAATGGAAAGAGGTTTGTTTTGGGAAGTGTAAACCTGTTATGCCAGCAAAAACAGTTTTTGATGGTCAATATTTTGAATATGATAAAGATAAATTTATGAATAAGTATGCAATATCTCCAGTACCACAATCGAATGTTGCTGCATCAGATAATGCTGGAAAATTATATACATTAGAATGGGAAGAGGAATTTCCTTGGGATGGAGATTATATTTTTAATGTGCAGTGTGATAATGAAGCACATTTATATATTGATAATGATATAGTTGGTGAAAAAATTCTATTAGGATCTGGTGGTGCTGCTGGTAATACATTATCAGCTCCTCAACAAATTAAGAAATTTATAGGCGCAGGAATACGTAAGGTCAGTCTTGATCTCCTTAATTTGCCTACTAAGGAGAAAAAGAAGATTCAATCTGATGTAGTTGCAACTTCTGATGAGGTTAATTTTAATATTAGTATTTCATCTTTATTTGCAAATGGTATTACTATTGAAGGTTTGGGAATAGATGTTTCTAAGGAATATGGTGAAGGAAAGGATATAAAAGAAACAATTACGAAAAAAGTTGAATATGGTAGAGTTTATCCTGTTAAAATGAGAAGTAGTGGTTTTAAACAGGAATCTTCTTCATCAACAGTGGTAAATTTTACAGGATTAAATGCTGCAAATAATCCAATTAATGTAACTAACAATGGAACTAGACTTGCTCTCAAAGATGGTGATGGAAGTGATACAAATGCTTCATTTACTATTACAAATGTGACTGGTGGGTCAGCAAAGTTTTCTACAGATGGTAAAAATATAGATGTTAAGGGTGATAATGTTCAAATTACATTAAGTTTATCTTGGAATGATAATCCAAGAACTGCAGGTACAGCTGTTGGTACTATTAAGATTGGAAATAAAATTTGGACACAATCTGGTAGAAGTGGTAATAAATCTCAAACTGTAACTTTATCAAGTTCTTCTTCTAGTTCAGGTAATTCATCTACTATCAAATTAAAAACTAAAGGTGATAAAGTTATAACAGTGGAGGATCTTCCTAATCAATCTGCAGGATCAGCAGGTGTTGGTTTCTTTGATGATATTATATGTTCAGTTAATAATGGAAGATTTTTTGGTATAAGTGGTAGTAGTTGTAGTTTTATTGTTGATCCTCCTGTAGGTAATAAAGGAGGTTCTACTCAAAATCAAAAAGGGACAAGGGCAGAGGTATTCAATACTCTTGATTGGATAAAGAAAGCAAATAGAAAGTTATGGAAAATGAATCCTAGCCACAAAGGGTGGAATGATGCTGATTTTGTTAATAAATTTGGAGTTCTTCCTTTTGATCCTACTGCAGTTGCAAAGATTGAAAAGAAAAGAAAAAGAACTGTTGAGAGTGTACCTACTGGAGCACCTCCTAGTGTAAAATTTGAGGTTGGTGATGATGGAATAACTTATCTAAAAGTTATTGGTAATGGAAGAGTAAAGGTTGGATTTCAGTTAAATGTAAATGATAACCCCAGAAGAGCAGGACTTGCTGTAAGAGAGATAAAAATACAAGCAGATGATGGTGAAATTTTCATGAAGAGAGAGTGGGTTACAAGAGCCACTGATAGGGGAATTGGTGTTTTTAGTGCTGGTAAAAAATATGAAGTAAAGATACTTGGTGGAGTTGGTAGAACACCTATTCCAAATAATGCACAGGATACTATCGGTTTATTGGATAGTCATGGAACTGATTGGAATGCTGATGTAAAGATCACTAGTATTACTCCATTATCAACTACTAAGCAGATTGAAGAAACAGTTCTTGGATATCCAGATTATCCTAATGCATCTACTGATGACTATGCAGGATTCCATGAGATTATTTGGAATAATATTAATTTCCCTGAAGATGGAAATTATTCTATTTCAACGATGGTTGATGATAATGTAGTTCTTACATTTAGTGGTAAAAGTCCACATTCTAATAAAAAAGATGTTGTATTGGATAAAAAAGGATTTCAAATCCGTGGAGATCATAGAACAGGAACAGGTAAATCTACAGAAATAAAATATTTTAAATCAGGAACTTATACCTTAAAAGCAGTTCTTGAACAAATTCCAGGTGTTCCTTTGGCACAAGGAAATCCAATGGTTCTTGCTGTTGAGGTAAAGGCAGCATTTGTTAGCAATGAAATTGAAGTAATTTCTGCTAAATCTTGGAATCAAAATCCATTTGGGGTAGCAATGACTATTGATGCTCCTATGGCTCCAACACCCAAGGAACCACCTCAGATACAAGAGGGTAGATGTCCTAATAATCCTATTTGGACTACTAGAGCTTCTGCTGATAAAACTTGGTATCCAGTTAGAGTGGATAGATGGAGTAAATTTATGAATCGTTATGCAATATCTCCTCTTGCTCCTTTGGGGTTGAAAGGAACAGATGGTGCTGGAACTGTTTATAGAAATAGTTGGAAGGTAGAACTTCCTTATAGGGGATTTTATGGTGTTAAAGGAACGGTGGATAATTTTGGAAAACTCTTTATTGATGGGGTGGAGGTTCTTGGACCTGATATTGATAAGAACTTTGATAATTATGATAATGCTGCACCTAAAGCAAAAAAAATATTATTAGAAAAGAAAACTATTGAGGTAACTGTTGAGGTTGAGAATGAGAAACAATTTATATGGAATACAATAGATCAAAAAGTTTTTAGTACTGCAGATTGGGCATCAAAACAAAATACAACAACTAATTTAATTGAAGGTCCAAAGAATGTAGATGTTACATTTAAGGTAAGTTCTGCATCTCTTTATGCTAATTCAATTACTTTGTTTGATGGTAGTTTAACTAGTTCTCCTTTATTCTTTGATTCTAAAGAGTATGGTGGACCTAATATAAAGGAAACACATAGTCATAATATTGAAGTTGGTAAAGTATATGATGTAAGATTAACAAGTAGTACTTCTGGTCGTGTTGCTCTACCATCGGGAATTGAATTTACTGGATTAAATGCTGCAAATAATCCTATTAATGTTACTAATAATGGAAAGAGACTTGCATTAAAGGATGGTGATGGTTCTGATGCAAATGCTTCCTTTACTATTGATAGTGGAGATGTTAAGTTCTCTGCTGATGGTAAGAGTTTAGTAGGGAGTGGAAGTGTTAAATTTACTTTATCTTGGAATGATAATCCAAGAACTGCTGGAGTTGCAGTGCAGAGAATTAAGATAGGAACCACAACGTGGACACAATCTGGTAGGAGTGGTAGTGAGACGCATACTGTTGAGGTAGGTGCTCCTGATAGTAATAATAATTCTAATATTCAGCTGAGAAACAAAGGTAAGAATGTTATACAAATGGAAGATTGGACTGATAATGATTGGGCAGATATTATATGCTCTGCTACTGAGGGTGAATTTTATAATATACAAGGAAGGACTTGTAAGTTTAGAGTTCCTCCTACAAGTAGAACTGAGATAGTATATGGTAAAGGTCTTACTAGTGGATCATCAAAAGGTGGTGTTAGTTATTCTGGACCTCCATTATCAACTTATAAAAATGGTTCATTAGGAGCTTTGATTACTCCCACTTGGAATACTGATGAAGAGTATATTGCTAATTTTAATGGTAAGACATGGACAATGACATGGAGTGGTGTTGAATTCAAGGAAACAGGAACTTATGATATACAAGCAGAAGTTGATGATAGTTTGATTGTAAAAGTTGGTGGGGTTGATATTTTGAGAGCAGAAGGTAAAAATGGTGTAACTAAGGGTCAATTTAATGTTACTGAAGGAAAGAAAACTATAGAAATAGTTTTAACCAATTTAGATTTCAATGCTCCATTTAGCCAAAACCCTACTGTTGCTGGTGTCAAGATTACAAAGAAAGTTGATGTGGCAAAAGTAGATCCAACAACAGGAACTGCATTAGGAAAGCCTTGGACAGTTAATCCTATTGGTGTTTCTGCAATTCTTATCCCACCACCTTGTCCTAAGAAGATAAATGGGGTTGGTATTGTTACTGCAGTTATTATTACTGATCCAGGTGGTGGATTCCCTCCTGTTGTTCCTCCTATAGATCCTGATGAACCTTCAGGACCACCAGTTATTATTGAATGTCCTGAAATTATTCCAGAAGATGAGGGGATTAATTATGATACTGATGATCAGGTATGTATTGTAAATACTGAAACAGGTGAGGAAATATGTTTTACTCCACCTAAAGGTCCATTTGGAACTATACTTCCATTTACACCTACTATTGATGATGGTGGAAGATTGCCTAATGGATTTAGATCTTATCCTGATATAAGAGTTAAAACTAGAACTGGTATTGGTTATAGAGGTATACCTTTATTGTCATCAGTTATAGATCCTATTGGAGTTGAACCTGATAGATTAATTCAGGTTACTGATCTTCCTGGTTTGAAACAAACTGGATACTATGATGGTAGACCTTATTATGGTGCTGTTTTTTATGAAGATGGTATTCGATATGCTGGATACTATGACACACCAGGTCAGAAAGTTCAGATTTATGATACAATGCAAGAGAGTATTGATGCTGAAGTCACTACACCTCCATCTGCAATTCAGAGACAGGGTACTGACATTAATAGTAATAATCCTCGACTTAATATTCCTGGAACTCCCGATAATCTTACGTAATAATTATGGCAACAGCTAAGAATCAAAATCTTAATAAAACTGGAGATGGTCAACAGAAGCAGAATTATACTGCTGTAAGATATGGTAATGAAAAGGGATCTATTAAGTTTGGACATATTCATAAGAAAGCAGATGTAACAGCAGGAGTAATGGTTGATACTCCTGATGGTCGTCATCAGTTTTCTTTAGATATTGATGGTAAAAGAAAGGGATGGACAAGTTCTACAAGTCCTGGTAATTTTCAGGTGATGTGTGGTCTTGATAATGAGGAAGCACAAAATAGTATGATATTAGAGGCTTGGAATGGGGACATTTCAATTATAGCCCGAAATGGTAAAATTAGATTACAAGCAACTGATATTGAGATGGTTGCTATTGGTGGTGGTGAAGAGGGTAAAGGTAATATTACTGCTACTGCTACTGAAACTTTTACAGTTCATGAAACTCCTAAGATAATCTTAAAGTCTACTTCCTTGACTCAAATAAAAGGAACTGGTATGATTGATATAGCTGCTAATAGTTGTTTGAAAATTTATGGGTCTATAATTAGAGGAGTAACTGATGCCTGTTCTAAGAAAGACTCTAAGACAGGTGGGCAAAAATTCCAAAAGGAAAACAATCAAGTATAGGAGGAATAAAAAATGTCTTGGGGATTTGATGATACAAATATTGGAGGAAGACTTCAAGTAGGCACAGGGATTGTTCCTGCCATTAAAGAAGGTGATGAAAAAATAAATGGATCTATGCACTGTGAAGGTCCAGCAGTTTTTGGTGGTCCTACTGAGTTTCCAGATAATTTTGCCACCTTGATGGTAGGTAGAACAAAGAATGATGATAAGGATTGTGTTCCAGCAAAAAGATCATTATATGTGAAGGGTAATACAGTTATAGAAGGTGATAGTGGAACAACTAGGACTCTTTACATTTATAGTGAAGCAGGACAAGCAATTAATATTAATGATGGAACTGTCTGGATTAATGACTCAGGTGAGGCAATGTTCAAGGCAGGAACTAGTGGGCAAACTATGTCATCTAGATTTGGTCAGGCAGATGGTAGACCTAAACCTTTTGATATAAAACACCCATCTAAAGAAGGATGGAGATTAAGATATGCTTGTATTGAGGGAGCAGAGGTTGGAGTTTACCATAGAGGTAGATTGAGGAGAGGAAAGGAAATCTTTTTACCAAAATATTGGAAGGATTTGGTTCATATTAATAGTATCACTGTTCAACTCCAACCTATTGGAGCACATCAAGATATTGTTATAAAGAGATGGGATGATGAAAAGATATATCTTCAAACTATGGGTGGTATGCCAATTGATTGCTTCTATCATGTATATGCAGAGAGAAAAGACATTAATCCATTAATTACTGAGTATGAGGGTGAGACTTGGAAAGATTATCCTGATCCAAATTATAATCCTGATAAAGTGAGTTATGAAAATCAAACATTTACTGATCCTTCTTTCTCAGGACCACCTAATACTATAACTATGTGAAGAAATTAATTTATATTGAAGATGAATTTCTAGAACCTTCTTCATGCCAATCTTTTATTGAACTGTCTAAGGCAAATAAAAAAGAAATGCCTTATGGAAATTCAAGTAGAGGTGGAGATACTTATCTTACTACCGTAGAGTGGAAGGATCATACTGCTGTATATCTTGGAGGTGATGTAGATTCTACAGTACCTTCATTAGATAATGAAGTTGTAATGAGAGTGAATAGTTTATGTAAAACTTTTGATGAAACTTCTAAGTTAGATTATGTGGGTGTAGTAAGGTGGCCTGTTGGTACTTTTATGAAACCTCACTTGGATGATAATAATAAACATAATCCAGATATATTTGCTGCTATGCTTTATCTAAATGATGATTATAGTGGAGGACATACTTGCTTTGAGCATCTAGAAGTAAAACCAGAGGTAGGAAAATTGATTATATTTTCTAATGCACATTATTTGCATTATGTGAACAAAGTAGAGGGTGTAGAGAGATTTGTTCTTTCTTTTTGGTATAATAGGTCTTGACAACAGATCCCATCTACCTTATACTGATGGGATATGCAGGACACTCTATGGAAGAAGAATATTTATCTCGTTGTGTCGTAGACACCGTTAGAAGGACTGTTCACATCTATTCTAATGAGGGAGACAAGAAGACTGTAGAGTGTGATACTCCTGAAGAGTTCATAAGCGTATTAAACTACGTTCGTGAACACGCACCTGTTGACACCGTATCCTACGTTGATCCTATTTGATTATGATTTATTTTATTGGTCTTGCGATGATTGTCACCATTTGTCTATTTGTGTACTATTTGGGACTTTATAATCCACATTAAACGATAAATAAGGTGGAGGAAAATATAGAACGATGAAATACCTCATACACACCCAATATTGTTGGTATGATACTACTGATGGTGAAAAAATTGTTTGTATGTATTTTATTCAGAATGTCCCTTTCACCTTTGATGAATTGCCTGAAGTTGCTAAGGATGATGTAGAAATAGTTTCTCTTGCTAATGGGCAAAAGAGATGGAATGAAGAAGATCTTTATAGGGCATATTCTTATTTGATGGAAGAAGAGTGTAATCCAATGCTATTTGAGTTAGAGTTAGAGAATCCTGAATTAGTACCTATTGATTAGAGGGGTTTTTGTGATGATAAATAATCCATAACAAGAACTATAGTTGAGTAAGATGGGTCTTTCCAGATTAGATAATTTTTTAAAATCGACGAGAGGGAACATTCTCTATGTGAATCCAAATGATTTGGATGCAACAGATAGTATAGAGAATCAGGGAAACTCATTAACACGTCCTTTTAAAACAATTCAACGTGCTTTAGTAGAAGCATCAAGATTTTCATATCAGAAGGGATTAGATAACGATAGATTTGGTAAAACGACAGTATTATTATATCCTGGAGAACATACAGTAGATAATAGACCTGGTTGGATTCCTGACGGATCAGATAATTATAGACTTAGAAATGGTACAACATCTGATAATTTTCCACCATTTGATTTAACAACTAATTTTGATTTAGATTCACCTAATAATGAACTTTATAAGTTAAACAGTATTCATGGTGGTGTAATTCTTCCTCGTGGTACTTCTCTTGTTGGTTTAGATTTAAGAAAAACAAAGATAAGACCAAAGTATGTTCCTGATCCAGAGAATGGTGATATTGAAAGATCTTGTTTGTTTAGAGTTACTGGTGGATGTTACCTTTGGCAATTCTCCATGTTTGATGGAGATCCTAATGGAAAGGTATTTAAGGATTATACTGCAAATGAATTTGTTCCAAACTTCTCTCATCACAAATTAACATGTTTTGAGTATGCTGATGGTGTTAATAATGTAAAAATTAATGATGAGTTTATAACTGATTATTCTACAGATAGAACTGACCTTACCATGTATTATGAGAAGGTTGGTCTTGCATATGGACAATCTTCTGGTCGTGCTATTGAACCAGACTATCCATCTACTTCAATTGATATTCAAACTAAGATTGATGAGTATAGAATCGTTGGTTCTACAGGTGCTTCTGTAGGAATTAGTAGCATTTATGCAGGAGATGCATCTACAACTTCTACTACTATTACTGTTACTCTTGAGAGTGAACTTAGTGGATTGGATGTAGATACACCAATTGTTGTTGATGGTATTTCTGCTTCTGGTTATGATGGTAAGTTTGTTGTATCTGATAGACCTAGTTCTACACAGGTAAAGTATCAGGTTCAGAACTCACCAACAACCCCTAACCCTTCCGCAACAGGTTCTACCTTAACTTTATCTTCTGATACAGTTACTTCTGCATCACCTTATATCTTTAACTGTTCTCTAAGATCAGTGTATGGTATGTGTGGTATGATCGCTGATGGTAAGAAAGCAACTGGATTCAAATCGATGGTTGTTGCTCAGTTTACTGGTATTGGATTGCAGAAAGATGATAATGCATTTGTAAGATTTAATACTGATGATATTCCATCTGGTAATTATGATACTGCTTTAACTGTTGATAATTTAAGTACAAATTCACAGGCAATTTATAAACCTGCTTATAGAAACTTCCACGTTAAAGTAACTAATGAGGCAGTTATACAGGCTGTGTCTGTGTTTGCTATTGGTTATGCCCAACATTTCTTAACTGAGAATGGTGGAGATATTTCTCTTACAAACTCCAACTCTAACTTTGGTGCGATTGCCCTTTCATCTAAAGGATTTAGAAATACTGCATATAGTCAAGATGATGTTGGATATATTACACATATTATTCCACCAAAGACAGTTCCACTTCCTGAGAGTGCAATTGAATTTGAGTCTATTGATGTTAATACCACAGGTAAGGCAGTTGGTGTTGGATCAACAGGACATTTATTCCTCTATAATCAAACCAATCAAGCATCAAAACCAGAGAATGTCCTTGAAGGATATAGAGTTGGTGCAAAAAAAAGTGATCAGTTAAATGTTCTTGTATCTTATGCTGGATCTGTAACTGAATACAGTTCTCGTATCACTATGCAGGGTTATAAAGCCACTAGTGGAGAAGATTTAACACAATTAAGTTCGGAAAAGATATTTACTGTTAGTCAGAGTGCAACAGGAATTAATAGTATTGGGTCAAACAGTCAGGGTGGAAACGATAAGGTTATCACTTTAACAGCACCTCACTCCTTTATTAATGGAGAATCTGTTCGTGTTATTAGTGATAATGGACAAGTTCCTGATGGATTGGAATCTAATACTGTTTATTATGCAATTACAAGTGGAACAGGAATTTCAACTAATGTTAATATTAAACTTGGTAAGACATTAAATGAAGCACTTGCTGACAATGCTCTTGCAATTAACAACAAGGGTGGTCTTCTAAAAGTTATTAGTAGAGTATCAGATAAAGTTTCTGGTGAGAGAGGACACCCAATCCAGTGGGATGCTACAAATTCTAACTGGTATGTTAATGTTGCTACTGCTGCTACAGAGAATAGCATTTACACCACTATAGTTGGACTTGGTTCAACAGGACTTGGAAGTGCAACAACTAGAACATTCATTAAGAGAAAGTCAGATAATAGAAATGCATCTGATACTCTTTATAGAATGAGATATGTAGTTCCTGCTGCTAGTGGGGTTACTGTCGCACGTCCACCTTCTGATGGATATATTATTCAGGAATCTAATACTGGAATTGGTGGAACGGATGCAGAAGTTCAAACTTACTTTGGAAGTGGATCACTATCTAATATAAACCAACAAAGAAACTTTACTATTATTGCAGATGCTAATTGGGATAGTAGTTCATCAGTTAGTGTAACTACTGAACTTCCTCATGATCTTTCTGTAGGTTCTGAAGTTGAGTTGGTTAATGTGACCAGTTCCTTGAATACTACTGGAACTGCTGCTACTGGATTTAATAGACATTATAAGGTTGTTGGTGTAAGTAGTGCAAAGAACTTTACTGTTGGTTTAACAACAGATCCAGGTACATTTACCAATGATCTATCTGCTAGAACAACATCTCTACCATACTTTAAGAGAAAGAGATATAATAATACATATACAATCTATACTTCTAAAGAAGCTCAAGAATATATTTCTGGAAAGCAAGATGGTGTTTACTACTTAACTGTAGCTAATGCATCTAACAAACCAACTGTCACTCCATTTAGGGATGAGGCATTTTCTCAACCAGTTAAGGATCTTTATCCTCAAACTAATAGAGACACACCAGTTTCTGATCCTGCTGAGACAAAATCATTTGCATTACCTAGCACAATTGGTAAGGTTGTAGTTGATAATCCTCAACATAGTCTTACAAAAGAAACATTAAACAAGTTCCTTAATGATACTGAGATTGGTATTGGTATTACTAATATTGTTTCTGCTACAGGAAGTGCTCATACTATTACTACCACATTAGAGCATGGTCTGAATAGAATTACTAAGATTGGTATTTCTTCTGGTGGTGCTGGTTATGGATCTGGTGCTGCAGGAGATCTTTATAATGCTACTTTAGTTTCCATTGGATCTTCTACAACTGGTGACGGTGCGAGTGCAAAATTAACTGTTAATGGTAGTGGTACTATTACTGCTGTTAAGTTAATGGATGGTGGTAGTGCATATGGTATTGGTAATACTCTAAATGTTGTTGGTGTTGCTACTACTTCTGGATTTGTTCAGGCAGTTGTTGAAGTTGAAAAGATTTATAATAACGTTGGTGATGTAGTTAGAGTATCTGGTGTATCATCTGAATCTTATGCTGGATATAATCAACTCTATAGAATTAGTGGTGTTGATGTTGGTGTAGCAAGAAGTTTTACTGTTGCATCTGCATCTGCTGTTTCTGGATTTGCTACAATTGGTATAAGTTCCGAAGCTCAGATACCTGTTGGTGTAGGTTACACATTAACTGCTGATGCATATATGCAGGTAACAGGTGAATCTGTTCCTATTAGTGCAATAAGTTATGACTTTAACTCTGGTATTGCAACCATAACCAGTAGTGGTAATCATGGTTTATCAGTAGATGAGAGTGTGGAGTTTGTTGGTGCTGGTCAAGCACAATATAACGGCAACTTTGTTGTTACTCAGAACAATAGTTTGACTCAGTTTGCAGTCAATATGGGAACTGGTACTACCAATCCAACTGCATCAGGAACCATCTATGCTTATCGTGAAGGATATGCTGCTAATGGTGGTGTAATTACTGTAGAAGATGAGAATTTAACAGGTAGACAAGTTCCAACATATGCTGGATTAACCACTACACTTTCTGCAGCAGTTAGTAATTCTACCACAACAACTGTTTCTCTTACTAATCAAAGTTCAGGTAATAATGATATTAATATTGGTGATTATCTAGTTGTAGATAATGAGATGATGAGGGTCAAGACCACAGTTGCAGATGGAGATTCTTCTGTTACCGTATTCCGTGGAGTCATGGGATCTAAAGCAGATAGTCATGTTATTAATTCTGTTGTTAGAAAAGTTGCTGTTGAACCAGTTGAACTCAGAAGACACTCATTGATTCGTGCTTCTGGTCATACGTTTGAGTATGTTGGTTTTGGTCCAGGTAATTATTCAACTGCATTCCCATCTAAACAGAATAGAGTTGTTACTCCTGAAGAAGAAAGATTAGCACAATCAACTAAGCAAGATGGTGGTGTAAACTTTTACACAGGAATGAATGATAAGGGTATTGCATACTCTGGTAATAAGAAGGTAAGCACGGTTACAGGAAAGGAGGAGATTGTTGATACTCCTATCCAGACAGTAACTGGTGAGGATATTGCTAATCTTCCTTCTATAAATGTAACTCAGGTTACAGAGGGAACATTTGCACGTTCAATTAAGGTTGATGGTGGTGATGATAATAAGGTTTCATCTGAGTTTAATGGTCCTGTTATATTAAATAACAAACTGACTGTTAATTCTACTAAGGGTGTTGAGGCACAGAATGTATACATTCAAGGTGATGCAACTGTTGCTAGAAAATATAGTGTTGGATTAGGAACTCCTACTCTCGCAGGAAACCCAGGAGATGTTACTTACTTTGCTAACCCAGACCAAGGTGGATATGCTGGTTGGGTTTATACTTCTGAGAATGATTGGAAGAGATTTGGTAATGTAAGTTTGAATAAAGAAGGTGATGTATATACTTACGATCAGGTAGGTATTGCAACTACAACTCCAGGTACAAATATATTACAAGTTGGTTCTGGATCTACCTCATTTGCTTTAGATGCTGCTGGTAATCTAAATGTGTCTGGTGTTTCTACTTTCGTAGATGTTAATGTATCAGGCACAGTTACTGCAACTGCATTTAAGGGTGATGGTAGTGCATTAACCAGTCTTAATGTTAGTGCAGCAGGTTGGACAAATTATGTTTCGGGTGGTTCATCCATTACTTACTATACTTATGATGCTGGTAAAGTTGGTATAGGAACTTCAGTTCCTTCAATTCATGGATTGACGGTTGGTGCTAATACTGATGATGCATCAGTTGGTATTGGATCAACTAACCTATTTGTCTATGGATCTGCGTTCTTTAATAATGAATTAGTTTCTAAGAATGCTTATGTTACTGGTATTATAACCGCAACAGCATTAGAGGTTACGAGTGGTAATTTAACGATTGGTATTCTAACTGCTACTAATATAAAGGTAGGAGGTAGTTCTACTATATTTGCAACTACTACATCTGGTGCTGGTATTGGAACTGTAACCCCAAGGGCAGGTTTAGATGTTGTAGGACACACTAGATTACAAGCTGCCTCTAATGAAGTTCGATATCTTGAAGTTGAATCTAATCAGATTAAGATTTATCTAAATGAGGCAAGTACATTTATTTGTACTGTTACTGATGATATTTCTAGAATTAGATTATATAATGCTGATCAAGTAGTTAATACATCACAATCCTTTACTCTGAAACTAACTCAAAATAGTACAGGTGGATATGGGGTTGGTATTAACACAATACACAACGGTGATGATGATGCTGTTGCAGTATACTGGCCAGGTGGTGTTGTTCCAGAGGTTACAACAACTGCATCCAAGAGTGATATTTACTCCTTCAATATTTTTGATGGATATGATTTAGATAATCAAGGTATCTTTGGTGTAATTACAGGACAAAACTTCCAGTAAAAATAAATGTCATTGTTTCCATTAGTCCCAACAGGTCTTGATCTTAACGGTCCTGACCTGTCATTTACTACTAATCCTGTTGGAGTAGCAACTAGTACTGCAGGAATTGCAACTTTTACTGGTATTGCTACTGCAAGTTTCACAACAGTAGGGTCTGTTGCTAATTCTCCAAATAACCTTGGAATTATTACTTATCGATGGTATAGGGTTGGAGTTGGATCTTTAACTGACGGAAATACTTCTGCTGGCAATACAATTAGTGGTGCAGGATCTACTGTTCTTACTATAAGCAATCTTACTAATGATGTGAACGGAGGAGAATATTATCTTCAAGCTGATTATGTTCCTGAATATATTACTGGAGTTACTTCTGTTAGTTTGGGTGGATATTCTACAGGAAATGCACCAAATGAACCTTTAAGTTCTGGAATAGGAACTCTTACAGTTTTTCCTGAAATAACAATTGTTACTCAACCTCAAGAAGAAACAGTTGCAACTGGTGCTACTCATACTTTTAGTTTATATGCAACTGCTACTGATGGTACTACCGATTTCTCATATCAATGGTCACAGGATGGTACTGAATTAAGTGATAGTTCAACTGTAACTGGATCTGCTACTACTGAACTTAGTATATCTTCTACTACTATTGGAGTATCTACTATACAATGTAAAGTAAGTCATAATACAGCAAATCCATCTCCAGTTTATAGTAGTGTTGTTGATTATGATGTTACTGCTGCAAGAAATATTATTAAATATGAGACATTTAGTGAAAACTCTACTACATTAAATTCTACTGGAACTGTTGATTTATCAGATGGTGCTCTTTCTTTCCGTGCTGATACATCTGCTGCTACTAGATCAATTACAATTTATCCATCAGAGACAAATAGTGAAGTAAAGATTACAATGGGTGGATCGAGAGGTGATTCTCAGAGTGGTAGACGTAGAGGATATGGTGGAATATCAGTATTTAAGATTACTCTTCTTAAAGATACAGAATATACAATTAAACTAGGAGTTCCATACTCTGCTAACCTTGCACCACAAGGAGGTAATCCTGGTGGTGGAGGTTCTGCTGTATTATATCGCAAAGCAAATGTTATTGCAGTTTGTGGTGGAGGTGGAGGAGCAGGTACTGGTGGAAGAGGTGGAGATGGTGGTGGAGTAGGATTAGCTGGTGAAGGTGGTCAAGGTATTAATGGTGGTGGAGGAGGAGAACAGATTAATACAGGTGAGATGGGTACTTCTGGTTCCTATGCAAAAGCATACTTTGGAGCAACTAATACTACTGCTGTAAATTTTGATTCTGATAATAATGAAGGTGGATTCATGCCTAAATGTACCGTTGGAGATTATTATGCGGCTCAAGGTTATGCTCCTTGCCAAGATATAGGAACAAATGTTCAGGCTCGCACTTATGATGGTGATATAATTACTGGTAGTGCAGAATTAGATAGAGGATATAAAGCAGGATTTGGATATAGAGAAAATGGTGGTAATGGTCTTAATGAAAATAGTGGTGGTGGAGGAGCAGGAGCCAGAGGTGGTGATGGTCCATCATTAGGCGGTAATGGTGGAGGTGGAGGAGGATCAGGTTACTCTAATGGAGAAATCACTCTTCTTACTAGCACTACTCTATCTACTGGTACAAGGGTGGGTGGTAATGATGACACCGCATTTATTGTTATAGAGTCAACAGATGAAGCTTCGGATAACGAACCAGTTTTTCCAGCAGCTTCTTCAATATAAATAACTAAAAAGTATAATGTCAGCAGCACGTAATCTAGCAGGTCTAGGAAATCAAAACACTTTTGCCGTAGAATCAGTAGCGAATGAAGTAGGAATTGCTAGTACTGCTCCTAGTTCTACTTTAGATGTTCGTGGTGAAGTAAAAGTAGGAACTAATATTCAATTAGGTAGTGCAGGTGTTATAACAGCATCAAGTTATACTGGATCTTTTCCAATTCTTGATGCTTCTAGTCTTGCAGTATCTGGTATATCCACTCTTGTTCGATTAGCAGTAACAGATGAAGTTGTAACGGGTATTATTACTGCTTTAGGTCTTAGTGGTAATCTTACGGGTGCTGCAGCTACTATTACTGGTGCTCTTAATGTTGATGGTACTACAGATTCTACATCAACTACTACAGGTGCTTTAATAGTTGATGGTGGTGCTGCTATTGCTAAGAACGTATATATTGGTGCTGGATTATCAGTTGCTGGTACATTAACCTATGAAGATGTAACAAGTGTAGACTCTGTTGGTCTTATAACTGCCAAGAGTGGTGTTAATATAACTGGTGGAGAACTTACAGTAGGTTCTGGCATTACTATGGGTATTGCTGGAGTAGCAACCTTTAGTGGAACTGGTGATGTACATCTACTTGATAATGTACGATTAAACGTGGGAGATGCATCGGATCTTACCGCATATCATGATGGAAGTAACTCTAAGATCACGCATACTGGTGCTGGTGGGTTATACATAGGAGCAGATACCTTTGGTTTACAAAATGGTACGCATGACGAAAATTATATTGTCATGTCAGATAACGGCTCAGTTGATCTTTACTATGATAATGTTAAAGTTTTTAACACGGATGGAAATGGCATAATGGTCAGGGGACCAGAGGGTGGAACTGCAAATGTTTATATTTACGCTGATGAAGGAGATGATAATGACGATAAATTCCAATTAACAGCGAATGAGGGTGGACCTTTCATCATCGGAAACCGTGCTAGTGGTAGTGTTGAAACTAATATTGAATGTAATGGCAATGGTAATGTAGAGCTCTTCTATGATAATACCAAAAAATTTGAGACGACTAACGATGGAACGGTAACGACTGGTATTGCTACTGCTACCACACTTGATGTAGCAGATAAGATACTTCATACGGGAGATACAGATACTGCATTAAGATTCCCTGCTGCTAATACATTTACAGTAGAAACTGCTGGCGCAGAAGATATGCGTATTGCTTCTGGAAAGGTTGGTATAGGAACTAATAAAGTTGATGGAAGTGGTGCAAAATTACGTCTAGGTACTAACTTACTATCTCGGACTCAAGATTTCAGTGATGGTGGTTTCACAGTTGTTCCTACGACTGGGGATACCATAGCCACAGCACAAATCATGCCACTCATTACGGCGGCTGGTCAAGGATCATCACCTAATATACTAAGAGCAGGAATAGCTGTTGAATCTACCGATGGTAGGAGTGGTATGGATATGCTATTTCTTACCAGATACGCAGCTGATGGAACAGCTCTTGATGCTACTGATGATGAACAGATGCGAATCACAGATGGTGGCCTAGTTGGTATCGGAACCAGTTCTCCACAATCCGAACTTCATGTGATGCAGTCAAAAAGTGGTGGTGAAAGTCATGCATCATCACAAATAACACTAGAGAGAAGTGGAACCAATTATTTACAGTTCTTGACTGCGAATGATGGTACTTCTGGTTTATTATTTGGTGATGTAGCTGATAATGATGGAGTAAAAATTGTATATGATCATAATGTAGATCAGTTGCAATTCAACACTGGCACAGTACAAAGACTTCATATCACAAATAATGGTGGATTCTCATTTAGTAATGGTGAGTTGGTAGAGAGAGTTAATATAACTGCTGGTAAGTTAAGTGATAATAATACTATTGATCTTCAAGGTGGTATGGTTCATTACTTTACTACTCAAGAGACAACTACATGTACACCAGATATAAGAGTTAGTGGTAGTATCAGTTTAAATAGTGTAATGGATGCTGGTGATGTAGTTACAGTAACAGTCATCACAACTGCTGCTGCTGGTGGTTATTCTGCCAACGTTACTATTGATGGTAATGCAGTAACAGAGGAATGGGTAGGTGGTTCTGCTCCTAGTGCTGGTGGTTCTAATGGATTGGATATTTATGTATACACTATTATCTGTACACATGCAACTAATACTGGTGACTCTGGTTTCAAAGTTATTGCAAACTTAACTAACGCAACTTAAAATTATGAGTAATTTATGGTATCCTACTGTTAAAGAATCTCCTATGGCTGGAGTAACTGGCATGACTGGTGGTGTTGGGGGTTTAAATTTTCACCACACTGCTTCTGGTGGTGGTGGTGATGATTGTGGACCTACAAGTGGTTCTGTTGACTTTGGTGATCAATCCACTACTAAGTACTTACAAGTTCAGGATAATAGTGCGATGGATGATGTAGGAACTGGAAATTTTACACTAGAGTGTTTCTGGAAAAATACGGCTTTGGGTGGTTGGCAGTGTATGGCTGGAAAATATGGTACATCTTGTGATTGTGGAGTATGGATTCATACGAATGGTACTGGTAATATTGCTGGTGGAGACCAAGGTAATAATTGGGTTAATTCATCAACAGTATCTATATCTAATAATACATGGTATCATATAGCTTTAGTTCGTAATGGTACAGGATCAAATAATGTTACTCTTTACCATAATGGTACTAGCGTGGGTTCAGTTAGTTCAGATAGTAGAAGTGTATCTAATGATTCGCATTTTGAGGTAGGAAGACTTCAATCATATGGTAGAAGCTGGAAAGGTTATATATCTAATGTTCGTTATACAAAACAAGCACTTTATACTTCTAATTTTACCCCACCAGATTGTACACTTACAACAACAAGTCAAGGTGCAACAGCATCTAATGTAATTCTTTTGTGTTGTACATCTACCAGTTCTACAACTGCGACTGTTGCAAATACCACAGGACAAAGTTTAACTGCTACTGGTAGTCCATCTGCTAGTTCCGATCAACCATTTTAATTAAATATTATGCAAGATTTTATTAAAAAAGAATCACCAATTAGAGGATATACTGGTTATGGAGGAGGATCTACTTCTCTTGCATGGCACACTTCTGGAGGTGGAGGAGGTGGAGCTGGAACGGGTGGTGTAGATAAAGGTGTTTTATTTGATGGTACTGATGATTATCTCTATATTGCAAATCATAGTGATTTTGCTTTTGGTACTGATAGTGTTACAATTGAATGTTGGTTTAATATTACTGACACTCCTAGTGATTGGGAGTCAATTCTTGGAAAATTCTCTGATAGCTGCTGTTACTGGTTGCATGTAGGGACTAGTATGCAAATAAAAGGAGGTTGGCGGGGTGCTGACTCCGTAACTGGCCCTGATAATTCTGTAGTAGCTGGAAGGTGGCATCATGTTGCTCTGGTTCGTAATAGTACTACAGTAAGCATTTTTCTTAATGGAACATCAGTTGGTACACCACTAACTGGTGTAACTGGTAGTGCAACTGTTGACTCACAATTTCGTATAGGTTCCCTTTCTGCTGGTTATCCTCGTTATTTTGATGGTAAGATTAGTACAGTTAGAGTAACAAAAGGACAAGCACTTTATACTTCTACTTTTCAACCTAGTGCTATTCCTATCACAACAACAAGTCAAAGTGCAACAGAATCTAATGTAAAACTTTTATGTTGTAATCAATCAGGATCAGTAACAGGTTCAACAGTTACACCTGGAACTATAACCGCTAATAGTAGTCCATCAGTTGTTAATGGTCCATTTAATCCCTCTGTTCAATTTGATGGAAGTGGAGATAAACTTGTTTTATTAGATCATTCAGACTTGAGACTTGGCAGTAATACGTATACTATGGAATTTTGGATGTATAAAGCATCTGATTTCCCAGATAATTATGATTGTCTAGCTGCGAAAGGATCTAATGCTAATAGCACAAGAGAATTTGCTGTTGAGGGAATGTCAAATCAGAAAATTGATTGGTATTATTCAACGACAACAAGCGGAGGAGCAGGTTGGGCTTCTGTAACGGTTACTAATGCAATTCCTAATGGACAATGGGTTCATCTTGCCTTTGTAAAAGATAGTAATGATTATTTAAGTGTATATCAAGATGGGACAAGAACATATAATAGTACAACTGGAGGAGAAGATCTTAATACAGATACTGGTGAATTCTGTATTGCTGGTTTTCAGGATGATAATACTTCGTTTGAATTTGCTGGATTTATTTCTAATTTTAGACTTACATTAGGTCAAGTGCTTTATTCTGGATCTTCTATTACTGTACCAACATCAACTTTAACAACAACAAGTCAAAGTGCAACAGCATCTAATGTAAAACTTTTATGTTGCCAAGGAGTTTTTGCTGAATCATATACTAAGAGTCCTGTATCAATATCTGCTGAAGGTAATACTGTACCTGCTGCTTCTGGACCATTCTAACCATAAGGATTGTATCTTTATAAATAAATAAGATAAGTACACGGGGGAGAGTGATCCCGAACTATGGCTGTCAATAAGAATTTTGTAGTCAAGAATGGGCTTGAGGTCAATGATGATCTCATTCTAGCTAATCCTACTAACTCTAGGGTTGGTATTGGTACGTCTGTTCCACAATACACTCTCCATGCCCAAGGTGGAATCGGTGCAACAACCTTACATATTGCAGGAGTTTCAACATTCCTTAGTGATGTAAGAATAACAGGTGTTACAACATTATCCTCTGCTGGTGGTATTACAACCACTGGAGGGGATCTTTATGTTGGTGGAGACCTTTACGTTTTAGATGATGTAGTATATGATGAGGTATCAGGTAGAAACCTGAATATCACTGGTATCGGTACTATTAACCGAGTTGATGTTTCTAAGGACATTAATGTAACTGGTGTTTCTACTTTTGCAGGTATAAGCACTTTTGGTAAAACTGTTCATATTGATAAAGATCTATCAGTAGGTGCTGCAACTACCATTGCTGGTGATGCCAGTGTTGGTGGTGATTTATCTGTTTCTGGTGATATTTCATTCCAGAATGTTGGTGGTACTTATATCAACATCACTGGTGTTGGTACAATCACCAGATTAAATACCACTAATTTAGTAGGAACTGCTGCCACATTTACTAGTTTAAATGTATCTGGTGCTTCTACTTTCACTGGACTTGGTACTTTTGGTACTAGTCTTTATGTTGATAAGGATGTAAACATAGGTGCAGGTGCTACAGTTGTTGGCACACTAACCGTTGGTGGCGACTTAAATGTCACTGGTGATCTTAGTTATGATGAGGTAACTGGTAGAAATATCAACATCACTGGTGTTGGTACTATTACTAGGTTAAACACTACTGATATAGTAAGTACCAGTAGTACCATTACTAGATTAACAAATACTGATTTTGTAGGCACTAGTGCTACTATTACTCGGTTAAATGCTACAGATGCAGTTGTATCTGGAGTTTTAACTGCTACTAGTTTTACTGGATCTGCACAAGTTGCGGTTTCTTCTGAAGGAACTTATATTGGAGCAGGTGCTAGTGTATTAAACTTTACATCTACTACAGGAAATGCATGGCAAGTTATTCCTGCAGGAACTAGTGGTATAGCAACAGTACAAGTGACTCCAGGTGCTTCATTAGGTCTAGCAATCGCACTTGGCGGTTAATAAATAAAATTAACACATAAAGAAAAATGGCAGAAGCTTTTTCAAATAAAGTAGCACGAGCAACAGGAATTGTGTCAACAAGCACAGGAGGTGCTGTTGGAATTTTGACCAATTTAATTACTGGTATATCTACAGTTGATGTTCATATAAATGACGTAGTTGATAACCAGCATTTTTTAGTGGGAACGAAAATTACTGCTGTTGGAGTTGCTTCTGTAACGTGTGATAGAGATTCGACAAATACTGCTTCTGCTACATCACAGAATTTTAATTTTCTTGGTCCCACAACAGCATATACATCAACATCAACAAAGAGTATTTTAGTTGGTGGGACATTTGCTAATAATACTGTAAATTCTGTTAATTTAAGTGTTACCGTTTGGGATAATAGTGCTTCTACTGAGGTTGCTATAGCAGGAAAGATTCCAGTTCCAAATGGAAGTTCTTTTGTTATAACGGATGCTGGTAAAACAGTATTAGAGAGTAGTGATGAGATAAGAATATATTGTGATACTAAGAATGCAATAGACGCAACATTAAGTATCTTAACAGGGGTTAGTTAAATGAGTTTCAATCGTAGTGGTTATATTGGAAGAGCACCTGGTGATTCGTCAGTAACGATTGCCAGAAAGAGTTATGAGCCTACAGGGGTTCAGACAGATTTTACGTTTAGTGCAGGATATGATCCTGGATATTGTGATGTATATTTAAATGGTATTAGATTAGTAAAAGACAATGATTTTACTGCAAGTGATGGATCTACGGTTGGATTAACAAGTGCAGCAAATAGTGGAGATATTGTTGAGATAATTGCATATAAAGCATTTAATTTAGGACAATCTATAACTGATATAACAGGTGATCTTACAATTAGTGATACATTAACAGCTACTAATGTTTCTGGAACTACTTCTATAACTGCTGGTTATTTTTATGGTGATGGTAATAATTTAACTCTTACTGGTTTTGCTGGTATTGGTATTACTCAATATATTGATGCTAATAGTTTAACGGTTACTGGAACTCCAGGTCTTTCTACAATTACTAGATTAGGAGCAACAGATGCAGTTGTAACTGGTATTATTACTGCAAATGGTTTATCTGGTAATGTAACTGGTGCTGCTTGTACATTTACTACAGGAACCTTTAATGGCGATGTAAGTATTGGTGGAACTTTATCATATCAAGATGTAACTAACGTAGATGCTGTTGGTCTTATTACTGCTAGAAGTGGTGTTAATTTATCTGGTGGACAACTAACAGTAGGTACTGCATATTCCGTAGGTTATGCTGGTGTTGTTACTGCTCAGAATGTAACTATTTCTGCTGGTACTATTGACCTTAAGAATTCAGGTTCAGTTTCAAACATAAAATTCTATTGTGAGAGTTCAAACGCACATTATACTGCTCTACAATCTGCTGCTCACTCAGCATATGGAGGAAATGTAACTCTAACACTACCAACAACTACTGATACCTTAGTTGCAAGAACCACAACTGATACTCTTACAAATAAAACTCTTACATCTCCTACATTAACAACACCTGTTTTTAGTGGTCAAGCAACAGGAGAGTTGAAGGTTGGTAGTGGCATAACCATGGCTGCTACTTCTGGGGTGGTTACATTTGCAGATGGATCGGCTACTAGTAATGCATTACATTTTGGATCTGATGGAGATCTTGTTATATATCATGATTCATCTGAATCTTATATACATGACAATGGTACAGGAGGTATTAATCTTAAGGGCAGTTACGTAAAGGGACTTAATGGTAGTAATGAGGTACTGTTTAATGCTATAGCTGACGGAGCTGTAGAGTTATACCATAATAATGTCAAAACTTTTGAGACAAGTTCAGATGGAATAGTTGTTCAAGGTACAGAAGGTGGTAATGCAGCAGTTTATTTGTATGCTGATGAAGGTGATGACAATGCTGATAAGTGGCAACTATATGCTGATGATTCAGGAAATTGTCGATTATTAAATTATGCCTCTGGTTCTTGGGAAACAAATTGGGGAACTTCTGGCAATGGGAATGTAGAGCTCTACTATGACAACTCTGCTAAATTAGCCACGACTAACGAAGGAATTGAGGTAACTGGTTTCACATCAACTACTGCTGGTATGGGTGTTACTGGTGGTCTCTTTGAGGGTTCATTTATAAAGGCAGGTAAGTTAAGTGATAATTTACAAATAGGTATAGCAACTGCAAATATCTTCTATTTTACTACTACTGAATCAACAACTTCTACTCCTAATATTAGATGGAATGATACTTATGCATTAAGCAGTAAGATGGCAGTTGGAGATGTTGCATCAGTCACAGTTGTTACAACTGCTGCTGCTGCTGGTTATGCTGCCAACTGGACAATTGATGGTAATGCTGTTACTGAGGTATGGGCTGGTGGATCTGCCCCTTCTTCTGGTGGTTCTAGTGGTTTGGATGTTTATAGTCTCACTATCATTAGAAAGGCTAGTGGAACTGGTGACACTGGTTGGAAAGTCATTGCTAATGTGACTAACTGTGCATAATTTTTACCCTAAATAACTAAAAAAGTATTCAGATGGCAATAGGAAGACCCATATCATTAACACCTAATATTGCAACAAAGAATATTAGTTCGTTAGCGACAGCCGATCAGACTGAATTTACGGTCACTGGTGGGTATAGAATAAATGAAATAGCAGTTTATAGGAATGGAGTAAGACTAGCAGAAGGTCGTGATTTTACTGCGTCTGATGGAAGCACAGTTAATTTAGTAACTGCTGCTAGTGTTTCGGATGTTATAGAATTTCAGGTATTTGATTCGTTTAATGTTTCAGATGCTATTGTTTCTGCTGCATCCTCACAAAATCTGAATGGTGATTTTAATGTAACTGGTAGTTTATATGCTGGTACTTTTGAGCCAGGTCAACTTGTTGCAGGTATTGTTACAGCTAGTACTGCTTTTCATGTAGGATCTGCTCTTACTGCTAATGCTGCAGGTGATGTAGAGACAATTGGTATTATAACTGCTGCTACTTTTAGTGGATCAGGTGCTAATCTAACTGGTGTTGCATCAACAGATAATATAATTACAGGAACTGCTGCTACATTTAGAAATACTGCTGTTAGTGCTGGAGTTCCTAATGTTAATATTGTAGGATTGGCTACTGTTGGTATTATAACTGCTTATGGTACTGCTGAGTTAAGTAGCACATTAGATGTTACTGGTGTTGCTAATTTTGCTAGTGCTGTTAATGTTGATGCCACTACAGACTCTACATCAGTATCAACAGGTGCATTAATAGTTGATGGTGGTGCTGCTATTGCTAAGAACGTATATATTGGTGCTGGATTATCTGTTGCAGGGACATTAACATACGAAGATGTAACGAGTGTCGATTCCGTTGGAATGGTCACTGCCAAGAGTGGTGTTAATGTCTCTGGTGGTCAACTTCAAGTTGGTGTTGCATATTCTGTTGGAGCTGCTGGTATTGTTACTGCTGCAGGTTTGGTATTACCTAAAGATGATCAAAGTATATTTGTTGGTGAAGGTAATGGTAGTGGTACTGGTGATATACAAATACTTCATACATCTAATAATAGTGTAATAAAAAACACTACTACAGGAAAACTTTCTATACAAAATACTGTAGATGGTAGTGTTCTTGAATTATTATCTGCTGATGATATTAATTTAGGAAATACTAGTGGTTCATTATACGCAACTTTTGAAGAAGATGGAGCCGCATCTCTAAAGTATAGTAATTCTACTAAATTAGCCACGACTAACGATGGAACGACAACGACTGGTGTTTCAACTTCTAGTCTTGGTTTCAATCTTCCCGATGGAGCAGCTGCAGCAGGAAATGCTTCAATTGATGTAGGAAGTAGTGGTGATTTCCAAATTTGGCATCATACTAATAATCATACTTATTTTGTAAATAACAATTCATCTGGGCAGTTAATAGTTGGTTCAAACATTACTAAGATAATGAATGAGGCGGTAAATGAAACATGTGCTAGTTTTACTGAAAATGGGAATGTAGAATTATACTATGATAATTCCAAAAAATTCGAGTCTACTAACGATGGAGTTAGTATAACAGGAATATGTACGGCAACTGATTTTAGTGGTGCTTCTGGTGGTGCTGCAGATTTTCCAAATGGAATAACAGTTACAAGTATTACCACTACACAAAACATAGATGTTGATGCAGACTCTTCTGTCAGGATAGGAGATGCTCAAAATTTGCAGTTGAAATATACAGGTTCAGAAGCTCAAATTGTCCAGATGGACAACTCTAATTCTCTACGAATAAAGGTTAGAGATGGTGCTGAGACTGCTGCACTCTTTAATCCAACTGGATCAGTAGATTTGTACTATGATGATACCAAAAAATTTGAGACGACTAGTTATGGAGTGTCAATAGGTGGATCAATGAGAGATGATAAAGGTGACATGAGACAAATACCAGCTAATGTCCAAACTAGTGCTTATACATTAGTTGCTTCTGATTCAGGTAAGTTAATAGATAAATCTGGTAGTGGAGCGGTTACGATTCCCAACAATATCTTTGGTTTGGGTGATACTATAAGTATTTTGAATAATAGTGGTTCTAATTTAACAATTACTGCATCAATAACTACTCTTTATAATGCTTCTGATGCTGCGACAGGGAACCGCACACTGGCTGGAAGAGGACTTGCGACCATTTATTTCACAGGAGGTACAAGTGCATATATCTCTGGTGCTGGACTATCATAGTGGAGGATTAAGTTAATGCCTATACAACAAATGTTTCTTGCTGTAGTGGGAACGACTCCTCCAGGACAACAAGAATATACCACACCTGGATCATATACTTTTACTCCTCCTGGAGGAATGGAAAAGTTTTCTGCGGTTGTTGTTGCAGGTGGTGGTGCAGGAGCTCCTGCATATGGTACTAAAAATGGAGGAGCAGGTGGTGGAGGTGGTCTTACTTATGCTAATAATATGACATGGACTACAGATATTGATATAGTTGTAGGTGCAGGAGGAGCAGTACAAACATCTGGTACTAGTGGAACTCATGGCAATCAAAGCTATATTATGTCTAGTGGTAATTTAAGAGCAGAACCAGGAGATAGAGGAAATAGTAATGGAGGCGGCGGTGGCGGCGGTGGCGGCACTACCCCGACTGGAGGTTCATACGCAGAAGGTGGTGGAAGAGGAGGAACTGGAGGTTCTTCTCCAGGTGGTGGAACCACCCAAAATAACTGGCCTGGAGGTGGCGGTGGAGCAGGAGGATATGCAGGAGATGGAGGAAATGGAAAAACAGGAGGAAGTCCCAGTGGTACTGCAGATGATGCTGATACTGATAGTGGAGCTGGAGGTGGCGGTGGTCAAGGTTATGGACTGTATGGTGGTACTGGAGGAGGTGGTGTTGGTATGAATGGTAAAGGATCTGATGGAGAAGGAAAAGGTCAAAATGGTGGTGGTACTGGTGGATCAGGTGGTACAAATGGTACTACTCAAGCTTCTCAACCTGGTGCATCTAGTGGAGGATTTGGTGGACTTAGAGGTGGAGGAGGAGGAGGTGCTAATAACTCAACTCTGAATGGACCAACAAGAAATGGAGGACAAGGGGGAGATGGTGGAGTAAGAATCATCTGGCCTGGGGATGAAAGATCTTTCCCATCAACAAGAACAGCAGACGAGTAAATTATGGACTTATTAATTAAAATAGACGAAAATGGATTACCTCAAAGACATCCACGTCTTAGATCAAACTTACAATTGGCTTATCCAGATGGTGGTTTTGAAGGATCTAATGTTCCTTCTGGTTGGCTTGCTTTTGAAAGAGTTCCTGAACCAATACTAGGACCTTATCAAAAATTTGATGATTCTAAAGGTTCTGAAAATTGTGAGGCATGGGAGCATAATGGTTTAGAGTATAAAGTAGTTGATGGAAAAGTTAAAGATGTATGGAATATTATAGATATGACTGATGAAGAAAAGAAAGCAAAACAAGATGAAGTAAAAGCAGAGTGGAGTGCTAGGGACGCATCTCAAGCACCTGCTTCTTGGTCTTTTGATGAAGCAAAATGTGAATATGTAGCTCCTGTAGAACTTCCATTTGATGCAGGTTTTGGTGTGGACTATGTATGGAATGAAACTGATAGAACTTGGG